ATAGTGGCCAAGCGTCGCGTGACACTGTTTGCGATTGCGGCAAATCAGACTGCCAGACTAAACTTGATGTCTGACTTGTCCGGCGTCATTCGGGATTGTGTCAACGGCGTCAAGGATACCGGCAAGCTAGTGGAATTGGTCAAGAGACTGGCCACAATGAGCCCCAGCGTCAAGCAAACGCTAGTTGGCTATGGTGGTACTAGTCTTAGCTACACTAGCGGCGATCTGGCAGATGCGAGCGCTGTAGCGGTTCTAGCTTGTCACACTCCCACTATTGGCAAGCTGCGCGCCCCACGTGGTGCCGGTGCTGGCAATGGTGGCAGGAAGGTGTACGCTGGCCAGTATACCTCTAGTGAGTATTGTCACTTGTATGGCGAGCCTGAGGCGGTTGCCAAAGTAGATGCGGCAATAGCAGATCCCAACCGCTCGGCCAGCTTCACCCATATGGCCAATGCGATTGCAGCTAAGAGAGGTGAACCCATCACAGACAAGCCCTAGCATCTAGCAGAATTGGCAAGAGCCCCTGCAATTCTCCAAGCGCAGGGGCTCTTATTATACCCTGCACACGCTAAACCTCTATCTAATCCGGCGATGGCGCGCAAGCTATGGAACATCGCCCCTAGCCAAGCACTGACAAGCCAACAGGGAAGCTATGCCCCTAGCCAGCCACCCGCGAGATTCTCTTATCAGCCTCTACGCTATTTTGCAAAAACTACAGGAGACCTCTCACATACGAAGCAAGCGAGAACTCTAATAGTATTTCACATACGAAGCAACTGATAGCTATTGAAGTAGGGCTCATCCTCTCCCACGAAACCCCAGTAGATCACAATGCAAGAGGGGAACGGAGCGGGCTGGTGTGACGGAAGGAACCTGATTCGGCCACGGATTAGCTGTACCTCATGTGCTCGCATAACGTAGTCATGCCACCAGCGGGTGTCGGTTCGGGCAGGCAAAAGCATAACTACCACGGTTCCTAGCTGGGCCTCCATGTATCCCTTTTCCACCCAAAGCCCAATCTGGCGTCCATACGGAGGATTGACAAAGACAGGACCATCTCCCCAGGGCAGAGCAAGCCCATCATCTTCCTTTGTGTAGAACAGTGGACATTTTGCATTGGCGGGAGTAGCACAAGGGTCCAACTGGAAGTGGAACCTTCTATTTAAGTCGTTGAACAGGTCCCAAGGAGTCTCCCATTCGCCTGTGTTAGAGCTATACATACCAGGATTCATTTCTTCCTCCCTATTCCATTCCATCCAGACCATTTGTATTCACTGGCAAACTGTTTGACCTCTTTACAGTACTTGCATTTGCCTAGACCCTGTTTGTCCAGGAGCCAATGGTGGGAGTTGGTAGGGGAGAGGTCACATCTAGAGTTCTTTCTATTTAGACTGGACTTAGTGATTTTGGTATCTGATTTCATCGTTTACAACTATCGTGTGTAAACACAGAAACACGTGAAACAGACAACGTGTTTACACTGTCTACTCTGTTTCGTGTTTACACCAGTGTCCAGTTTTGTATCTGACTGTCTACTCATAGCACCGGCTCCACTTTCTCAAACTGTAAGGTATCCTTATTGAATCTAAGTGTGATAGGCTCTAGTGTGCCTCTAGCGTGTCTAGCCTTGGGGAAATGGAGAGTAAAGTAGCCCTTACGGACAGGTGCAAATCCTCTATCACCAATAACTCGAAGTTGTCTCTCCCTCTCTAACACCATTACAGTAGTAGCATGGTCGGCGTAGTCGCCTGCGCCCTTGACTTCATCCATGATATCACTAGGGTCCAGTATGCTTCTCTGGTCCCTTTTGCGGATGTGATGGGTTAAGAACATTACGAGGTTGTTGTGGTCATGGAAGGCTTGAAGCCTTTCAATGAACCTAATAGCCTCTCCTGGTTTAGTATAGTCGCTACCGATTAGGTATTTGAGGGGATCAATGGCGAGTACACTAAGCTCCTTACCATCTAGTTCTGCCATATCCATGAACCAGGATTCATTACCTGAAAGTCTCTTAGTAGGTATGATGTCAAAGCTAACCATGTCAGCCACACCATTAGAACAGAACTTTAGTATCTTTTCAATCCTTTCGCACATCATTTCCTTTCCACCCTCGAACCCCAAATAGCTGCCTTTGATAGAGCTGGTATGAAAGCCAAGGAAATCTGCTCCTTCTGCAAGACAAGTGAGAAGTTGTGTGGTGAGATGTGTTTTGCCTATGCCTGCGGGTCCAGCAAGTAGGATGTAACCAGGTTGAGCTGGTATTAGTTCATCCACAATGAATGGGAGGGAGGGCTTGGCTCTTACCTGTTGTACGAATTTCCTCATGCTTGGCATGGGCGACCATTCCAGATCATTTTCTGTTCTATTCCTATCAGGGCCAGTTCTAGCCAGGGGGGAACTGGTGAGTATCCTCTCTCCCATCGCCAGATAACTTGGTAGGAAGTTACCAGGTAATGGGCTAGTTCCTGTCGAGATATGAAATGCTCCTCTCGCCACCATCTTAAATAGTTTGCGCGGGATGCTTCTAGATAGTGTTCCTCTAGCCAGAGCTTGTAGGAGTTCTCTCTAGCTTTCTCATCAGCCTGATGTTCCTCAACCCGCCTCATCCATTCATCTAGGGTAGGCATGGGCTACTCCTTTCTATACACTACAAGTATACCATGTGTGTTAGAGCTTGTCAATCTCGTCTACACATCTAATTCCATTTGTCTACTCTCTTTACTAATTGTCTAGCTATGCCAGACCAGCTTGACACCCTCTCCATTCGTGGTATACTAATAGTGGAAGAATCTAATGACAGACGAAAGCGCTCTAGCCGCCATAGACAATACTGAGCAGGCTATGTATAGCCTCGTTCCCATGTTCCAGAATCCCCGCAAGACTGATTATCTAGGTAATCGAGCTTGCGGGTTTACTGTGAGGGAGGCTTGTGCTCTAGCGAGTATCACTTTTGGTACTTTGTGTAAGTGGCGGAATGAGGATGCACAGTTTGCCGAATATGAGGTTAGTCGGCTTCGGGAACTACAACAGAGTATAGGTCCAGAAATACTCAAGCTCCAGTTCCTCCGCAACATGAAGATGGCATTGAGGAGGGACTTCAGGGTATTCTGGAAAGCCCTGTACAACTTTGACAATCTCACAGCACAAGAGTTTGACTATCTCAAGACTATTAGGAAACACTATACACCTGCGGACTTACTAGCATTGGAGAAGGCATTGCAGCCGGCAGGACAGGATGGTGAAAGACCCCTGGCCCAAATCACTATATTGCTGGACGGAGAGAAGATGATTAGTGAGGAGGCTAAGAGGGCTGCGGCAAGGGATTTGCTTAACAAGTTCGTTGTAGAGCGGCAAGTTATAGAAGGTGAGTTTGTAGAGAGTGGTAACGGCGACTCCTGAGCTGACGGAGATAGAGGCTAGGGTAGCAGCGGCTCGCTACGGCGATCTGGCTACCTATGCTAAAGCAGTCCATAACCTCGACTTTGAGGAATATCAGAGTGCTTGGGAAGAGGCTTTGGAGAGTTTCAATAGGGCTGTGATAGTTTGTCCTCCTGACACGTTCAAGTCTACTACTGTGAGAAACTTTGCTGAGAGGGCTATAGGACGCAATCCCAACATACGAATCCTCTGGTTGATGAACTCAGGGGAACAAGCCCAGAAGCAGACTATGACAGTGGCACAGACTATAACAGGTAATAACGTCTACCGAGCAGCATATGGTGTAGAGGTAGACAGTGAAGCTCAGTGGACCAAAAGTGTATTGTTTGTCAAGAGGAGCTATACAGGAGCCGACCCGACCTTGATGGCTACAGGCATGAATGGTCCCTATCAGGGCCTTCACTTTGATCTTATTATTATTGATGATCCGACTAATCCAGAGGATGTCAGAAGTCCCACTACTATGGAAGCACAGAGGCAGAAGGTCCGTGGAGTGATCCTGGATAGACTAGTTGAAGGTGGGAGGATTGTGGTCATCCTCACCCGCTGGGGTGATTCAGATTTAGTTCCCACCTTCTCTGATATGGACTTTAAGATTATAGAGATGCCTGTGGTGGGAGATTATCCTTGGGGAGAGACTCTTAGTCCTAAGAGGTTCCCTATGCACAGAGTAGACAGTATTAGGAGAGACAAGGGAGACGTACTGTTTGCTCTGACCTTTATGTGTAATCCTCTAGCAATGGGCGGAAATGCCATTAAGAGGGACCATATACTGTACTGGGACAAGGATAATTTGCCCATAGCTCCTATGAGTTTGTACATGGGAGTTGACCCTGCGGCATCTGTGAGAACGAGTGCGGACTATTCCTGTATTGCCACTGTGGGTTTGGACTTGAAGACGAGGAAGCTGTATTTGCTGGATTTGTGGACGAAGAGAGTAGAGGTTCCAGACCTTCGCATAGAAATACTAAAAAGGGCTAAAGGGATGTCAGGGTTGAGGAGTGTAGGACTAGAGACTTCTGGGTTCCAGTTGGGGCTCATGCAGGACCTAAAGAGAACCCACCAGCTGCCGATCAATGAGGTCCCTTATAGGACTCGTCGGAATATCATGAATAGGGTATTGGGATTGGACAGGGACAAGTTCAGTCGTGCTCTGTGGCTAGACTCCCTGTTTACCTCCTATAGACTCTATATTCCTACTAATTTGCCACTAGTAGAGGGAACTAGCTTCGAGTCTGAGTTGTGTTCTATTCCTGATAGCAGGCATGACGATAGGATGGATGCGGTGGCGATTGCTTGTGTACTGGCGAACTCTGCGGGTAGGCCTAGTCTTAGTGTGTCTCTGAGAGGATTCTAAGATGAACTGGACTGATGTGAGTAGGCTACTAGAGGAGATGAAGCAGGAGTTCGAGGGTCTTCATAAGAGGATCAATGAGATTGAGGCGTTACGGTACTATGAGGACAAGATTGGGCTAGATTCTACAGAGGCACAGTCAGGAGCAGAGATTAGAGTGGGCCTGACGGCGGAAATGATTGAGAATATAAAAGCGGCCCTGACGACTAATATCCCTAGAGTCTCTGTTAAGCCTATGAGGAGAGGGGACCCTGCACAGACCAATTCGTCCACTAGAGAACTTTTCCACAACCAGTTTATACGGTGGATTAACAAGCCTATTCCTATGCTTAATGAGTTGGCAGATGCACAGGGAGGACTAGGGGTCGGGATTGTGAAGGCTGCTAGGTATCTATGGCCCAAGAATGATAGGAAGCGGATTAAGGGAGAGTCCGATAGTGACTATTTGGATAGGCAGGAGGGACTCAAGAGGCTATGGGGGCCACCTCTCAGAGCTATTACCATACATCCTTTGACATACTATTTTAGGTTGGGAGCAGGCAACCAGATTGCTGAGTCCATAGAGAACTCCTACAAGCCCAGGCGGCAAGTGTATAGGGACTTTTCTGTGGCAGAGCCAGTTGTGAGTGCGCCTGATCTTACTGCTGTAGTGGGACAGCCGTTAGAGATTATCAGGCCATTGCCTTATGGGATGTCTACTGAGACTATGGCATTGTGTACTGAGTACTGGAGTCCCGACCTCTACCAAATCTATGTTGATGGGAGGTTGGTGTTTGAGGAAAAGCCACCTCATGTCAAATACTTTTTGGCTTTGGGGAGGACAAGTTCTAGCAAAGACCCTGATAAACTGGCTCTATCTGTGGCAGAGATATTGAGGCATAACGAGCCCAGTCTTAATAGGGTTCTGACTAGGATGGCAGAGGCGGCTGAGCTAATAGTACGAAGGCGGAATACGCTGGAAGTACCAGAAGGCTATACTCCTGAGGAGCTTATGGGAGAGGACAATAATCCAGTTACTAAGACCTGGGAGTTTAAGGCCGATAAGGCAGAAGCTCTGCCAGCGGGTGCTCACATTGTAGACCCGTTTGCAGGTGTGGAGAGTGTCTATGCCGGTATGCCTTTTATCAATCTCCTGTTGCAGCTATTGGGGCAGCATGGAATTAGTCCTCTACTTAAGGGTGTACCTCCAGGAGCCGTAGGTTCAGGCTATAGAGATAACTCGCTTTACCTTATGGCTAAGAGCCAGTTTCAGTATTTGCTGGACTCCTACTCTAATTGCATTGTGGAACTGTTGACTTGGGTTGAAGGGGAGATAGTGGACTTGGATCAAGAGGTTTGGGTGGGTGAGCACAAGCTGAGTAAGAGGGACATTAAGGAGTTTCCTGCAATTATAGAAGTAGCTATAGAGCCACTGTTGCCCCAGAACATTATTGCAGAGGGACAGTTTATGGACAGGATGCACGACAAGGGTCATGTTACTAGAAGGCGAGTACGAGAAGACGGCTTGAAGATAGAGCAGCCTGAGCAAGAGGGCCGAGATAGAATGATTGAGGACCTCCAGACGCAGCTCTTGCCGATACTGTACCAGGATGTTCTGGAAGCAGTTGGTATTGTTCCACCACAGTTGAGAGGTAATGGGGGACAGCCAGGGGCTCAAGAGAATCCTATGGCTCCTGCTGAACCAACTGGTCCTGGTGGCGTCCAACAGTTGATGGCAGAGGGCGGTGGAGAAGGAGCACAGATTTCGGCGGGGGAGGCTAGAGGTGGGCAACCCAGGATGCCTCCAGAAGAAGCAGGACAGTTCCCACCAGGACTAGAGTAAGATGGCACTGGTTACTGGACCTGAGCTAGACTCCATAGTGAAGGAGATGCGAGAGTGGTACTTTGCCACTAGGAAAGTCCTTATAGATGCACTAGAGGAGAACTATCCCTACCGTTCAGTCAAACTAAGTCCTGATGAGCAGTTGGAGAGGTTCCAGAGTATGACACAAGAGGATTGGCAAGGGACACTGGCTAGGCTCCAAAGGAAGTATGCGGGTCAGGATGATGCTAATCAACGAGTCCAAGAGGAGATAGACAAGTTCAGAAAGCATATTACGATGTTGGCGAGTAGGAGGCAAATCAATGCCTGATCTTACACCAGAGCAGGAACAAGTACGAGCTAAGATCATTAAGGCAGCTAGGGCTAGTGCAACTAAGCAGGGCATCAAGGATGTAAATGGGTTCATCAAGGCTATGCTGACTGTAGGTTGGGGAGAAAGTAGTTGGAGTCCTGGAGGGTCATCGGGGGATAGAGGAGTCAGTCATGGCATTTTCCAAATCGGGGTTAATCATGGGCAGGGACAGCCCTGGTACGTCAAGCACACTGCGGAAGAGTTGAAGAATCCTGATATCAATATTCCCTACGCTGCTGAGTACCTGGGAGTGGCGTTTAAGAAGGGTGAAGAGCAGGGACTTACGAGCTGGCAGGACCAAGTGTATAATCTTTGGGGACCAAATGGTCAGGTCTCTGCTGTGGAGGATCAAACTCCTACAGGTGAGCAAGTTAGGCAGAATGTCCAAAACTCTATCAACACTATAGCGGAGATGTATGGTGATCCTGGAGCCAGTGCTGATGCGCCTGCACCGAGTACTACTACTGGTACAATTACAGGAGACCCCTATAGGCCTCAACTTAAGAACTATAGGGACATAGTTGGAACAGATTTGGATGGCAATCCTATCTACGGTGATACCTACGACGTACAGACTTGGCGGAAAGACTTGGATGCCTACGAGGGCAAGTCTGAGACTAATGAGAATCCTACTCTTGACTACATAGACGAGCAGATCAATCAGGTTCTCGCTGGTGTCTCTAGTGGCAACCTCAAGACTACTCAGGCTGTGGCAGAGTTCAACAGGAGATATGATACCTGGAAAGAGTCTGGCAATCAGATGGCTAATCTGATGCCTTATGCAATGTCTCCTGGGAAGACCACTTTGCCTGGGTACGAGCCAGGAGGGATTGCTTCTAAACTGGGATTGGGAGAGAGGAAGTTCACTCCTATCGAGTATAACCCCTTTGAGATGGGAAACCAGATTATTAGGGAGACTCCCAATATAGTGGGGATAGGGGCTCCAGAGATTCCCCCAATCAACCAGGAGGAGTTCCAGGCTGCTACGGAGATGCTCAGAGCACAATCAACAGGGGAACAGGAAACAGTTGGGTATCAGCCAGAACTATCTACAGGATTACCTACAGAAGAGGAAGCAATAGAGTACAATATCTCTCCTACAGTAATGGCTATACTCAAGCGGATATATGGTCCCCAACAGCAGATTCCGGGACCCTACCAGACACCCAGGATTTCGCAGGGAATGAAGTACTAGGAGGTCACTATGGGAACACCCGCACAAAACAGAGCTGCCTATCTTAAGGCTTTGGGTATGTATGGAGATTATCTGCAAGGAACAGGAGGCGCAGAGGACCCTAAGTACCTTGCTGATCTAGCTAATGAGTATAATCAAGGGCCAGCTACAGGAGCAACTGGTGGGGGCTCCTATGTCCCTGGAGCCGAGTATGATGCTGCCGAGGCTGACAAGGACCGAGCTATTACTATGCGAAGTCAGGACCTCCAGGACAAATGGCAAACGGCTTCTAATGAACTAGCAAAGGGGAATCAGCAGCTACAAGCCTCTGAAACTGCTGCTGCTAATGCTAGAGCAGCAGGAGACGTAGCTGCCGCCGCTGCTCACGATGCGGCGAGTGAGAGGATAGCTGAGGCAAACAATGCAACCTCTATGGCTATTGCCCAGTTACAGCATGAGATAGATGTGGGACAACTAGAGGTCAACCAAGCTGCACAGAGACTTGCCGAGAAGGAAGCAGAGATCAAGTTAGCGGCGAATCCTGCTGATGTCGTAGCTTGGGAATTGTGGAAGAGGGGAGAGCCTCTTTCTCCTGCTGGTGGGGTTCCTGTTGCGGGACAGGCAGGAGCGGGTACTGCTGGTACTACCCCTACAGCTGGACAGGGCCCTACTACTCCCAGCGGAACGGCTGGAGCACCTGGTCCCGCTGCTATGGGTACTCCTGGTGCTCCACAAGCACAAGCATTTGCCAAGCCAGGTACTATGGGAGAATCCCCTCTGAACCGTATGCAGGAAGAGTATGCGGGTGCTGGGCAGACAGGTGACTATGGTGGAGTCAGGGATTTGACCCAACAGTTCTTCAAGAGTGGACTTAATCCTAAGCCAGGCAGAGCTATTCAGGGCATGGCTGGTGGAGGTCAGTTGGGGTATCCTATGGACACAGCCAGGTCCTTCATGCGTCCTCGTCAACGTGAGTCTGGGAGAAATGAGGAGCCTCGGAGAGCTGTTGTAGGAGAGCCAGGACGCTATGGACAAGCTCGACCAGAGATGCTCACTGTAGGACCTAATAGAGTGGATGTGACTCCTATGACTCGTCCAATGGGGGGGCCTAGACCCTACCCATCAACACCATTTCGTCCTGGTGGCTTTGTAGGACCAGGTGGAGAGGCACCTCCCCCAGCAGGAGTACTCGATATATCGGACCTGTCGCAGCAGTTTACTTCTACACCTATGCCAAAGTATCAGAGTGACCTCTATTCTCGCGCTGTCAACAAGGTCCAGATGATGGCTACTGGAGGTGGACTGGATTATCCTGATCCGCAACCCACTCCTGACGAATACTACCAGACAATGATGGGAGGGATTACAGGAACTACATCTCCTCTCTATAATCCTAGAGTTAGTGGTCAGGGCCAATTTGGTACTTACATTCCTAGTCCTGGGGCTATAGGTCGTAAGAAGTTTAAGAACATGGACCCAGCCTCCATTGATGTCCTGTCTGGTTTTCTCGAAGGCGGGATAGAGATGGAACCAGGACGAAGAGTATCCATTGATCCTAGAGACTACTTCTCCCAGATGCAAAGGAGCTGGATTCCAGGAACTGCGGGTGCAGGACAGAGATCACGGTACTCCTACTAGGAGGTATCTCATGCCTGGTCCTAAGACAAAGTGTAAGCACTATGCGGGTTGCGGGTGTCATTACTTTCCCTGCTGCTTCGAGTGTAGTCTACCAGAGTGCATTTACGATGTGGCAGGAAAGGTCCAGTCTCCCGAAAATATAGTCAGGAACATTGACATTATAGGTATGAAAGAAGGCGGGCAGTCGGCTAAGTCAATCTCACGCGAGTTTGGCATTAGTTCGAGAACAGTCTACAGGATAATAGGCAATGTCAACGGGTCTTGATTACGAGCCAAAGAACAATTATACTATTAGGCGTCAGCGTAACCTTCGGAACGAGCTGACTAGGACTGCGTTTCTGCGTGTCATCAAGGAGCAGTTGGAGAAGCAGGGAGTCAATACCGCACTTATTCCCTCTCTTACTCCAGAGACAAGGGTGGATATTAGGGACCTGGAGTTCTGGCCCAAAGCTGCTCCTAAGCAGCCTTCTGGCGATGCCCTAACTTCGATTAGAGGCAAAGCTGGTGATGTTACAGAGACTATAGGGAAGGGTGTGCAAGAGGGTGGAGATATTGCGTTACGGGCTATAGGCTCTGCTTCTGACTGGTTCCAAAAGAACAAGAAGACAAAGGATGAGAGGGAAGCAGATAACGCTAGGGCCCTACGAGAAACAGAAGAGTACCAGAGGAGACATGGGGCTGCTGTACCTCAAGTACCGACGACTGGTACTATGCCCTGGACCGAAGAGGCCCAACAGTTCAAGTCAGAAACAGTCCAGAGGCTGCAACAAGAGCATCCCGAATGGACAGAAGAACAGGCAGTACGAGCTGCTGAAGGCATCACTACTGAACGAGGCGCTTGGGGTCTGGGT